GAACACAAACCCACAAGAATCTGTGTGTATAAACTCGTTGATAGGTAAAAATATAGAAAATTAAAAAGGGGTGTATATATATTTATTTATAGAATAATAGAATAATAGGGGTGCAAACGCTCGCAAGTGCTTGATATATAAGGGTTTTATAATATTCCCGTGCAGAGAATATTGCTGAATTAAATAGAGGTTATCCGTGCTTATTACGCTTGGACATTTTCATACTGTATGAAAACGCCTATCAATTTCATACTGGTATGAAAACGCTACAGGTCTCAATGTCTTGTCATGTATGGCACGCGTTGAGGATACAGGTTTCGATATGTTATAGGTTAATTTCATACAGTATGAAATTGTGGTGTCTGTTAATCCAATCGGTATGGCACGCGTTGAGGATACAGGTTTCGTAGCGGATTAGCATATTCATACTGTATGAAGTTGTGGTGTGTTACATCAACCGCCCGCAGCACGACAGACTACGGCACGCCACAAGATGTTGTATGGCGGACTACGGGAACAGGTATCTTCGATACAGGTATCAAAAATTTTGGGCGAAAAAAAACCCCGCCGAAGCGGGGTTTTCATACTGTATGAAATTAATCTTTAATTTCAAAGCCTTCCGATTTGAGGTACTCTTTAACACCTTCGTAGATGCTATCGACCTTCGCATCATTCCATTGAATCTCTATCTTTTCGCAAAGATTCTGAAACGATTTACCTTCATCGTGGTTAAACGCTTTCACCAATAAATTGGATAGAGACGATTTACCCTTACCTTTCGCATTACCTTTCGCATCGGTCTTACGATGCAAATTCCAATCAACGATTGGTTTGCCCGTTTTGACATGGTCTTTAAAGGTAGTTAAATAGTTACTGGCAGTCTTAGCATCAACCTTTTTGCTATCAACCAAAGTTGACCAAAAAGCCGATGCTATCGGGCAACCATTGTTGCCACGACGACCGATAGTAACCTTCGCTTCGTGCAGTTGCTTCACAAGTTTATTCGTTTCATCACGAAGTTTTGTTTTGCTTTCATCTAAGGCGATTTCACCTAAGAGGTTAGTTGCGACTTTAGAAGCGATAGATGCATGGTTAAGTGCAGTCATGTTATACCCTTTCGAGGTAATCGGTTGATTGCGAAATGCAATCTCTAAACCGATGACTCTATTGTGCATCATCCTATAACATCTTGCACGGGATAGCACCAGCCCGTATCAATTTCATACTGTATGAATATGGGATACCCCCACCCCCCAGTTTATATAGATAGGGGAGGTAGGGTCTGTGGTACTCAGTTTTGCTCAATCGATTATCAATTTTTAAAAACACCCCCCGTCACTTTTGCTTGTCCGACCCCCCACCCCTATATATTTTTGCCACTAAACCCTATATGTATATTTATACAGTAACACCCCCCGTCAAAGGGACCCATTTGACTCCTACTATATGTATGGTATATTTTGCACAACTTCGGAGTGCCAATTTCCTCCTGCCATGCCTATATTAGTAACGCCCGAACTTAATGTTCCGCCTCCTTTCCGTATGACGGATGAGGAGATACACGACTTAAGTGAGCGCGTGCACCGTGCGTTCGAGACTGTCAAGTTTCTACAGGACAACGGTTTGGACGATGTAGAGCCAACTGAATCCGACAAAAAAGAAGCCCGCGCTGTCTTCATGGACAACCCTAGTGCAGTCCAGCAGATACAAACCCCCGGCAAAGCCATCATGCTCAAGGCATTGTTGGAAGAGTACGACTTTGATATTGTTAGGAACGCGCAGCAGTTACGTGGCTATATTAAGTTAAAGCTGATAGAAAAGTCTGACTGTGGTGATAACAAGGTAGAACTCAAAGCACTTGAGATGCTTGGCAAGATGAGTGATGTTGGCGCGTTTGTGGAACGCATAGATATAAATATTACGCATAGGTCAACAGAAGAACTTGAAAATGAACTAGCTGCCAAGCTGTCTAGTTATATGAGCGAGATCATTGATGTTGAGTCCAAAGATATACCAGAGAAGTACGACCCACTGCCACAAGCACCGGCAGTCCAGATGATTGACCTAGATGAAGAGTTAGGTTTGGTGGGTGGTGAACTAGAAAGTGAAAATGGCACTGCGTGACCAACTACAAAATCCGCAAGTAATTGAGCGGATACAGCAGTTAACACCAGCCCAACTCATGGCGTTGATAAAACGTTTTCCAAAAGATGAACAAGCGGCAGTCACAGAGATATTAGGGGAACTACGTACACGTAAGATTCGTGCTGTAGCCCAAGATGACTTCATGACGTTCGTAAATGAGGTGTGGCCTTCGTTTATTGGGGGTAGGCACCACAAATTAATGGCAAAAGCGTTCGAGTCAGTAGCAAATGGTGAGTGCAAACGCCTCATTATTAACATGCCACCCCGCCATACAAAGTCAGAATTTGCCTCATACCTGCTTCCAGCATGGTTTTTGGGTAAATTTCCACATAAAAAGGTCATTCAAACGTCCCATACAGCCGAATTAGCCACTGGTTTTGGTCGAAAAGTCCGAAATTTGGTGGATTCGCAGGCTTATAAACGTATTTTTCCGCAAATTGAGCTTCAAACTGACTCAAAAGCGGCTGGTCGGTGGAACACCAACTACGGTGGCGACTATTTTGCGATTGGTGTGGGCGGCGCGGTGACCGGTAAGGGCGCTGACGTACTAATAATAGATGACCCGCACTCAGAACAAGAGGCTGCGATTGGTGTTTACAACCCAGAGGTCTATGACAAGGTGTACGAGTGGTATACGTCAGGTCCACGTCAGCGTCTCCAGCCGGGCGGGGCAATTGTGATCGTGATGACAAGGTGGTCACTACGAGATTTGACTGCACAAGTACTAAAAGCCGCTGCCCAGAGGGGCGGTGAAGAATGGAAGGTCATTGAGTTTCCGGCTCTGTTTGAGGATGACAGACCGTTGTGGCCTGAGTTTTGGCCCGTTGAACAACTGCTCGCGCTTCGTGATGAATTGCCCACTGGTAAGTGGATGGCGCAGTATCAGCAGAATCCCACATCAGACACCGACGCTATTGTTAAGCGGTCTTGGTGGCAGTGGTGGGAGAAGGACGAGCCGCCGCACTGCGAGTTCATAATTCAGTCGTGGGATACGGCGCACGAGATCAAACGCATGAACGACTACTCTGCGTGTACGACGTGGGGCGTGTTCTACAACGACGAAGACAGAGGACTACCTAACATTATCTTGCTCAACGCGTTCAAGGAACGTATGGAGTTCCCAGACCTCAAGGTTAAGGCATACGAAGATTGGGAGAAATGGCAACCGGACTCATTCTTGGTGGAGAAGAAAGCGGCAGGCTCACCACTAATACAAGAGTTCAGGGCGATGGGCATACCCGTCCAAGAGTACAGTCCCGGCAAGGGACAAGATAAGATCAGCCGACTAAATTCGGTTGCAGATATATTTAGGTCGGGTAAAGTATGGGCACCGCAAACACGGTGGGCAGAAGAACTCGTAGACGAAGTTGCGTCTTTCCCTTCCGGCGAGCATGATGACTTGGTAGACTCGATGACACTTGCACTGATGAGATTCAGACAGGGTGGCTATATGCGCCTACCAACAGACGAGCAAGACCCCGTTCAGTACTTCAAGTACCGAAACAAAGACAAGTATTACACCGTATAAGGATGTATGTATGGCAACGAAATTTACTGAAAACTTAACTCCTCAACAGTTGGACAATATTCGTGATACGGGTTTAAACCCGTATTCTTTTGAGACGTTATCCCCAGAAACAAAAAGATATGCAACACCTTATACAGCCGCTGGAGCTACATTATTGCAAGGTGTTGGGCAAGGTAGTTTTGGAGCTTTAGGCGTTAATATGCAAGAGGTAGACCCAAAACGTACGGGTAGGTCTTTTATATTAATGAACCGAGACCAATCGCCAAAAGAATTTAAACATACATTAGCCCATGAAGTAGAACATGCACTAGTAGCGCAAGGGTTGGAGCCATCAGGAAGAAGTATTGGTGGTGAGTGGGATAAAATGTCGGGCGATCATCCAACATCAAATAGGGCATTGCTTGTAAAAAGGTTGGCTGAACACGCACCATATTTGCGAGACAAATGGGGGCTTCCTAGTAGCGCATATTTTTCTGAAAGAGTATTTAAAAGACCTAACCCCAACCTTTTAGAAGAACAATTTGCTTCGTTATCTGCATTGGAGCAAGATAAAAACAAGCGGTTAACAGATGACCCATACATACGTGAACATGTTTTTGTAACTCCGGAACAAAGGGCTGCGTACAATGCCCTGACTGGGTTACGTCAAACTCGTCTAGATGCAAAAGACTTACCCCCATATACACCACAACCAGATAAGTCTGATCCAACAATGATGGATAAAGTAAAGTCACTTTTTAAGTTTGCTAATGGTGGCTACGTCCCGCAAGCGGGCAATAACAAGTTAATTTAAGGACACGATATGGCAACAGGCATGATGGACAAAGGTTTATATCAGGCACCTATGGGTCTTTCTGATTTAGCAGAGGCACCAGATATGGAGATTGAGATCGAAGACCCTGAGTCTGTAAGTATTCATACAGGTGATATAGAGATTCAGCTAAAGCCTGAGAAAGAGACCGCTGAAGACTTTGATGCTAACTTAGCGGAGTACATGGACGATGGTGACTTGTCTGGTCTAGCGGAAGAGTTAGTTGCGGACTTTGATAAAGATACGATGGACCGCAAGGACTGGATAAAGACATATGTTGATGGTCTCAAACTACTGGGTTTAAATTACGAAGAGAGAACTGAACCTTGGCAGGGTGCGTGTGGTGTGTTTCACCCGATGCTCACTGAGTCTGTTGTAAGGTTTCAGTCAGAAGCCATGATGGAGACGTTCCCAGCGATGGGGCCTGTGAAGACGCAGATTGTTGGAGCTATTGATTTGCTTCGTGAAGAAGCCGCCGCCCGCGTGCGCGAGGACATGAACTATCAGTTAACAGATGTGATGACTGAGTACAGACCTGAGCATGAGAA